TGATGCATGGCAGGAATACGCTGATCGATTAAAAGTTGCACAGCGAGAACAAGAGAACTTTACTGAGAGCTTAAAGAAAACAGACGAGTCTTTTCAAAGATTTATGCAGCAATATGCAATAAATGATCCCCTTACAAGATTTGTTATTGATGCTACAAAAAGTCTAGGTGATTTTTCAAAATTAATAGCTAGCCCAAATATAGAGCAAAATTTAGGCGGAATACTACAACTACTTGATAAAATGAATTCTATACCATTTTTTAGTGGTGAACAACAGCAAGAATTACAGCAAGCAGCAATGTCAATTAGACAATTAAATACTGATCTTGGTAATAGTTCGAAAATTAGAGATGATCTAATAAAGAAACGCAGTATAGCAGGAGAGAAACTTGCTGAATTAGGAACTGACGGGCCGTTTGCTAGTAGTCAAAAGGCTCAAGATTTACGTAATGAAATGCAAGATTTAACTGGCAGAATATTAGATGAATCCGTTAAAGCCCAAAAATATCAGCAAGGTATTAGAGCTGAGGCGGATAAATTTATTCAAAGCATACCACAAACTATAGGTAAATATACTCAGTACTTTTCAAATATTATTCAAGCTACGCTTGCTAAAGGTGCTACACAATATCAACAATATAGTCTTTCAAAAATTACAGAATTTTTACCTGAGGCCGCAGAACGTGTAGCACAACTAAAAGTACAGGAAATTAATACTCAAATTAATTTAATTGATACAAACTTACAGTTAATTGCTACAATTAAAGAATCCGACGCACAGAGACGAGCTTTAGAATACGAACGCAGTATTAATGAAGCTAGATCAAAAATGGATATACTTAATATAGCCGCAGGAGGAGAACCAGGCGACCCTAAAGCATCGGTTGCTGCAAGAACTAATGCTTTTGGGCCTGTTATAACGGTTTTACAGCAAAATATTCAGCAATTTGAAAAATATCTTAAAGAAGCACAAGGTGAGTCACAAGCATACAAAGAATTAGCAAAGCGGCCTGGCGTCAATATTATGGATTTGATACGTAGTACTGGAGCAAGCCCAGGAATAGCTAGTGCATTACAAGAATTTGCTAGTAATCAAGCAGGTGGTCGCCAACAACGAAATGTTCTTAGACAACAAGCACAAATTGAATCAAGCGAAGGCCGTTTAGCCAGACTAGATGCAGAATTAAATTTAACAAAACGCATTAATGAATTAACTAGACAAGGGCAAGATTTAGCTGATGAGCGTACTAAAACAGAAAGTACCTTAAAAGATTTGTTTGCTGAGGAAAGAGCTATTATTGAAGATAGTGCATCTAAAGCAAAAATAATTCGTGACTATGAAAAAGAACTTGAGGATATTGAAATAAGACGCAAAAATGCACAAGCACGAATTGACGAAGCATTTAAAGGTAAACTTACCAGTCAACAAATGGAACAAGCTGGTATCGCACAATCTAACTTAAATACTGAAATTTCTCTAGCAAAACAAAATGCTGAGCGAAGAAAAGGTAATAAGGAACTAGATTTAAGTATTGTACAAACTAATAGATTAAAAGATATAAATTATGAAGTTTCCCAAGGAGTGATTGAAACAAACAATAAACTTGATGATATTCAATATTCGCTGAGAAGTGAAAGATTAGATACTGAAAGTCAAATATCACAAATATTACACGATAGAGGGCTTTTGTTAGACAATGAATATCAATTGCTTAAAAAATCAGAAGCTATTAGAAAAGTACAGCTAGAAACAGAACGCGATAGGCTAAGAATAAATAGAGACGCAGATGCTAAATTAGCAGCACTAGAAAAACGTCGGTATGACAAAGATCCTAGATTAACTGAAGAAGGTTATAAAATAGCTAGAGACGGAATAGAGTCTGTAAGAAAAGCAGAACTAGCCGCAGCCACAGAAGGTGAAGCTAGTAAATTAAAATTAATTGATCTAAATAATGAATTGTCCAGTTCTCAGGAAAAATATAGAGATCTTTTAAAAGGAACAGTAGACAGTTTAACAGATGCTATTGTTAATTTTGCTAAAGGTAGTAAAACGGCTTTTAAAGATTTTATATATGAAGCACTAGCTGGATTATTAAAGTTGCAATTACAGCTTACTCTTATGGAACCATTAAAGCAATCTTTAATGTCAAGATTTTTCCCCAGTGCTATTGCAGCAACAGGTACGACTGCAGCTGCAACCTCAACACCATTTTATTTACCAGGAGCAGCAGCAAAAGGAGCACTATTTACTAGCTCTAGCGCAATGTTTGCAGGTATGGATAAGTATGCAAAAGGTGGTTTATTAAATAGTCCTACTCTATTTGCACATAGTGGTGGCAGCAGAATGGCTGTAGCTGGAGAAGCTGGTCCTGAATTTGTTATGCCAGCTGTTAAAACTAGTAACGGTTCATTTGGCGTACGAGCAACTGGTGGAAAAACAGAAATTAATATCTACAATAATACTCAAGCCAATGTTGAAGCTAAGGAAACAGTAGATAGTAGAGGTAACCGTAGCTTTGATGTAATTATTAGCGAAATGGTAGCAGGAAATATGGCTCAACCTGGAAGCCCTATGCAAAATTCTTTGCGGGGTAATTATGGATTAAGCCCAGCATTAGTAAGGAGATAGTATGGCCTATACATACTCGTGGACAGCATTAAGTTTACCACAAGTACCTCAAAAAGGTTTTAGTGAAAATCATGGAGCACTTATCCAAAGAACTAGTATGGATAAAGGCCCTGCCAAAATGAGATATTTAGGTAAGCGTCCTAGTCAATTAAGTCTTAGTTTTATTATGACTAATGCTGAAGTAGCTACACTAAAAAACTTTGTAGAAAATACAATTAGAGGAACTATACGCTTTGGTTTTCCACACCCTAGAACCAACACTATCGAAGAAGTTAGAATAATTCCTCAAGGAGATAGCTTGTTTACTACAAGCTATCTTGCCCCAGGATATTGGACAGTATCACTACAGTTAGAAGTATTACCATGAGCAGATTAACATCAATGTCTCCAGAGGCATTAAAAGCAATATTTTCTCCAGAAACAGATACTAATTTAATTACTACTGTAACTATTTATGATCCTGATAATGTAAACAATGTTGTACTAAGACTTTGTGACAGTTTCACTAAACGTATTAGTGAAACTGCTGAAGAAGTTATATATGGTATTACTTGGAAAGGCAGCGATTATACTTTTTTGCCTATGGAAATCAGTTTGCCTACTGAAGAACAAGGTCAAGCACCTAAATGTTCTATTACTATGTTTGACGTAACTAGATATGTGGTACCTATTGTTAGAACTATTACTGGCCCTCCAAAAATAAAGTTAGATTTATTACTATCTAAATATGTAGAGCCAGGTAATGCATTGTTTAATGTTAATGCTGATGCAGAGGCTACTTTTAACGATTTTTACATAAGTAATTTTACTTATAATAAAGATCAAGTTTCTGCCGAATTAACTATGATAAATTATGAACGTGAACCTTTTCCGCTTCATAATTTTACTCCAGCATATTTTCCAGGATTATTCTAATGTGGTCAAATAAATATATTGGAATTCCTTTTAAGGAACGTGGTAGAGATTTTAATGGTGTAGATTGTTGGGGATTGGTTAGACTTATTTACAAAAATGAGTTTAATATAACATTACCTAGTTTTGTTGATGACTATACAACAACAGATGATACATCTAGGCTAGAAGAATTAATTGCTCAATATCGTGAAGGTTGGGACGAAATAACTGCGCTTGAATCAGGCGCAGTTATTTTATTTAAGCTACTTGGAAGCGAATCCCATATTGCTGTAGCTATAAACGATAAACAATTTATTCATATTAGTGAAAATTCTACTAGTGTTGTTGAGTCTATTGATAGCGTCCTATGGCGTAAGCGTATAGTTGGATATTTTAAGTATAATTCTAGCAAAAATGTTATACTAAATACCGTTCCACATCCCCTAAAAACTGAACGATATACACTACCAATAACTCCTGGTACTACTCTACAGCAACTACACACTTTTGTAGTTGATGAGTGGAAAGTTGCACCAGAATTAAAATCCTATGCAGCTATACTTGTAAACGGTCGCCCTATTACAGTAGAGCGGTGGGATACTTTTGTCCTTAAAGACACAGATGTTGTCGAATACAGAGCTATTCCTGGAAAAGATGTTGTTAGACTAGCACTATTTGTTGCGCTAGCTATTTATGCCCCCTATATTGCCGGAGCATTAGAAGGTGGATTAATTGCAGCTACTAGTGGTGGTTTAGTAGGTTCCTCAATTGCTGCTGGTTGGGCAGCTGGAGCTGTAGGTAGTACTTTTGCTACAATGGCAGTTACTATTGTTGGCGGAGCACTAATTAATGCAATAGCACCAGTACGTCCGCCAACAACAAAAGATCCCGGTACTACAGAACAACAGTATATGGTTACTGGTGGTGCCAATCAATCAAACCCATATGGGGCTATACCAGTAATATTGGGTAAAGTTCGTATGACACCGGCCCTTGGTGCCCAAAATTATGCTACATTTTTAAATGAGCGTGATAGCTACTTAACAATGCTATTGGCCTGGGGATATGGCCCACTAAATATAGATGCTACAACTTATAAAATTGGTGAAGTTGCACTTAATCTAGGCCAACAAAATCAAAGCTATCAGTTTGCTAAGTTTGACAGTCCTAATCAAACACAGGACATGTTTATCACACTAGATAGAAAAAATGATAGTGCTGATGCAGCAAATATTGAAAAATTTAATACTATTTATAGCAGTGATGTATATCAAAATTTAGTTAATACAGCACTAACTGGTGCTAGAGATGCTAATAACAAAGCGTATAGTCCACTACAAAATGGTAATACACAAACTCAGTCTGTTATGGGTTATGTTGGTGGTGAGCAAGACCAGCGTTACGGCGAAACAGACCAATACACAATTAATGCAATTCCTGCTGGACCATGGATCACTGCTGCAAATAACGGCGATAGTGTAAATACATTAGTAGTAGATATACATTTTCCACAGGGTTTGAGTAGGATAAACACTAAAGCGGGTGATCGTGAACCTGCACCTGTAAATATAGCTATTGAATACAGCACAAATGGTGGCACAACTTGGAATAGTTGGATAGAACCATATACAG